ACTCCACGCGGCCGCCTTCGATCGGCTCCCACAACTCGCGGCGGAAGTCCACACACGCGACCTCGATCATCGGGGAATGTCCAGTCAGCAAGGAGCATCTGGACCGGTACCTGGCCGAGTTCGACTTTCGGTACAACACCAAGACGATGAGCGACACACAGCGAATGGCGCGGTTGCTCGGCCAGGTGCAGGGTCGCCGGCTGAGCTACAAGCCACTCACTGGGCGCTAGAGCCGCCGACGTCGTGGAGCGACTCGATGCGGTGGAGGATCACGACCGGGATCGTGACCGGTCCCTTCGACATGCCGAACGAGAAGGTGACGACAACATCAGTCTTGCCGACCCACACGACGAACGCCTCGGCGGGGTCGCCTTCGCCCTCGACTCGCGCGAACTCTCCGGGCTTGCGGAGTAGCTCTGCGAACCACTTCCGAACCTCGAGTTGGACCTCTGGCGGTTCCGAAGTCTCGGCGAGCCACGCGTCAAGACGCTGCCGACCGAGCAGTGAGTAACCCATGCTGAACGCCCCTATATCGAGGTTGCTGTGACCTAATCGTCTTGCAGGTACAGCTCCTCGTATTGCTCGGGCGTGATCAGCTCCTCTTGCAGGTCTTCGCCAGAATCCAAGCGCGCAGCATCCCGAGCGATCTCGGCCATGAAGGCGTGGTCCTCTGAGCGGTTGTGCACATACTCCTGAAGGCGTATGCGGCGCGTCAGTGTGTCGACGCGAGCGTTTAGGTCTGCGATGGCTCCTCGCATCTCTGTCTGCATCTGCTCGACCGCAGCGACAAGGTCGCTAGCGGGAACAGCTGCCACTTCACCCCGCGACGATGAGGGCAGGTCTTCGTCTTCCGGTACGAGGCGCAGCGGCGCGACCACGATGTTCCTCCAGGAAGGAACCTCACTAGGTCTGCGACCTAGAGGCAGGGTCAGGTTCCTGGGGACAGCGTAACGCTGGATTTCCAGTTGGCAACCCCGCGGTCAGGGACCGCTTAGTCGTCTAATTCCGGATCCGTGAGCGCCCCGTGGACGATCTTGGCTATGTCCTCGTCGGAGAGCCGTTCCTGGGCGTCAGTCGTCGGGGCTACACAGCCACTGAATGGCGTCAGCCATCGAGTCGAACTCAACGAAATCGCCGTCCGCCAGTTCTTCCAACGCGGCGCGCTCCTCATCCTGCCACGCACGGCTCCAGTAGTAGAGCTGGCGGCGCGACACTGACAGGGGCAGGCCAGCGAGCTTCAGGTTCCGCTGATCGCTCACTTCGCTGGTGGGCTCGTCAACGGCGACAGAGGCGGAGCCGGAGATTGGCGTCGGTTCCTCGTAGTTCACGAGAGCGAGTTCTGCGACGGTCATGGCTGGCCTCCTCCGTCATCGAAGTTCTTCAGGATGTTGTTCAAGAGCGTTGCAGTTTCAGCGAGCCGATCACGAGTCAGCGCCACCCGGACGACGGGCCGGATCGGCACGTAGCCGATGGACTCCGCTTGCTCGCGCCGCTCATCCGGCGTGGCCCCCGCAATGAGCGGCGGCGCGGTCGACCCGAAGGTCAGCACGATGCGGTCCTGATCGATCTGCGCCACCGCCTGATTGGTTGAGTAGATCGGCGTCTCATCCAGGTCGATCCATAGGAGCCGAACCTGGACGAACCCGTCGTCCTCGGTCGCCATGCCCTCAAGCGTAGGTGCCCCTACCCGAAGGGGCCACGGCAGGCCGCCGCCTTGCCATACCTACCGTCAAGGGATAGTTACCGGAAACTCGGTACTTGTACAAGGGTCCGCCCTTCGCCGATCGGATGAAGGGGCCATCATGGTCCCTGATCCGGAATGGCGCAGGCCTGACCCCGATCCCGCGGTCGGAATATCCCTTTTGCTCACCTGGGTGTGTCAACCCGCACAGCCCCGATCATCGTCTCGTCTGCTCGAACGCCAGCATCGTAGCACCTCGCCCGAACCTCCACCTCGCTCATCACTTCTCGCCTTCCTGTACCGGGAGGGACGCGAGAAATCGTTCGGCGTCGGCAAGCGTCAGCGTTCGATACCCGTCATCCGAGATGAGCAACGCAATCTGTGTGCGGCCACGATGCTTGTACCAACCGAGCACCACGAACTCGCCCTCGTGCGCGATGAGTGCGGCGCGCTCGTCGTTAGACCACAGCGCGCCACGTTGCTCACCCCACTCAGCCGGCTCGGGCCAGTCGTCGCCTTCCGCGATGGTGCGGAGCGCATTGAGAGTGGCGCAGTTCCAGTTGTCGTCGTCGAACTCGCCCGAAGTGAAGGCGCAGTTGGGGTCAGAGCCTTCCCAAGTCCTGCCCCCGCGTTCGACGCACAGCCTGCACTCGCTGGTGCTCGCGACGGGCGCGCCAGCGCTGACCAGACCGCTCCCCTCGCACCGCTCGCAATCGTCTGAGCATCCGAACCCACACCCACCGCACTCAGGGCATGATTTGTAAACGGCCATCACCTCTCCTCTGTTGGTTCCTGTACGGGGAGATCCATCTCAACGTCTTGGATGATCTCGTGCTCAAACCGCTGCTGCGGGATCAACGCGAACGAGTGCGGCATGTCCCACACGCGTGAGCACGCACTGCACCGAAGTTGGTAGGCAAACTCCCCGTCGAAGTGTCCGCCAGCGCCGCACTCGCAGGTGAAGTCGAGGCAAACGTCGGTGCCCTTCCACTGGACGAACACGCTCGTCCCCCTGATCGTCGAGTAGTCGGGATCAAACCGCATCTGGCGCGGCTTGCCTTGTTCGGCCAACTCTGCGCGGAGTGCGACGTTCTCTTGGTGCTGACGTTCGCGGCAGAGTTTGGCGGTCCACGGCCACTGGTCGTCATCTGCGTAACGCGGTTCCTCGCTCATCTATTCATCCTCCTGTACCGGGAGACGCGACGGGCGGCACACCATGTCGATCATGTGCGCCCCCACCAACACCCCACACGAACACTCAACCCACCGCAACCGCGACGCCTCATGCTGCTTCCGTTGGCTCACGGTGAGCCCCACCTTCTGGCCTTCCAACACCAGCTCCACCAACCTCGGGGCCACCGGATGCCTGTTCGAGACCGTGAACCGGCCCCGCCGCTTGTCCAACATCAACGCCACCTCGATCAACGCACGCTGCTCCACCGCGTCGCGATCCTCCACGGTGCACGCCAGCTCCACCACAGACGCGAGAGAATCGTCAGTCATCGCGCTACCCGCAGGTGCAACATCAACTGTGCGCCCAGCCATTCAGTGAAGGCGGGCGGCACGGCTTCCGAAAGTTCGGGGCGGGTCATCCAGTCGATACCCATGACCTCGCGAGCGTGCGCCAGGTTCCGAGGCTTCCGGTGGTCCCCGCCGCCACCCTTGACGCGAGCCAGCAGCGTCGGCCCGCCCGTCCCCGTCACGTCGATCGGCTTGGGTTGTAGATCATGGCGGCACGTCGGCGGCATCAACAGCTCGGAGCACTCGAAGTAGCGGTGCCGGCGTACCCCGAGGCCGAACATCGAACCGCACAAGAGGACCGGGGCGTCGAGGGCACGCTTCGCGCCCGCCACGTTCTCGATCACATACGGCTTCCCCGCCACTTTGAGGAGTGCGCGGATCGGCTCGATGAGCTCGGGATACTCGGCATCATGGAGCGACTTCGTGACCGACCACGCCTGACACGGTGGACTCGCGTGGATCACGTCGAACCCGTCGAGCGGGAACATGAGCGCATCGGCCTGGTGGAACTCGAACGGATACCGGGGCTGCGGAGCGATGTCCACGCCGACCACATCGAACCCCGCCCGGTGGTAACCCATCGCAGCCCCGCCGGCACCACAGAACAAATCGAGGAGGCGTGGCCTCACGCGTCCTCCTTTGGGATCAAGATTCTCCAATTCATAACCGCGCCGCCCTCAAGCCAATGCCCAAGCGCGCGAGTGTGCGCCGGGCAATACGCCCACCAGTTCTCGCGTCGCGGCTTTCCCAAGAACCGAAGACCGCGATCGAACTCCGCTACAGCCGGAGCACGGCATACCCGACGCGGGTTACTCAAGACGTACCGACACGGGGGCGGTGCCCACCGGATGACTCTCCACCGCGGATCGACTACGGCCACGGATTTCAACCCAGGCATGAGCATTGGCGCGTCAGGCCGCTCCACGCTAAAACCCCCCAATCGAGTGCCGACACCGCTCTGTCGCTTCACATATCGGGCAGGCGGCGGCGTCCTTTGGGATCAGGAGACCCCCAACCAAAACCGCGGAGAGGAGCGCCGTGGACAGTTCGCGGTACAGGCGCGCCGACCCGAACGCCTCCAGGCGAGCAGTCCCCCACTCGGGCGCACTGTTCGGGCGGTCGTCCTCCCACAGCGCCCGCGCTCCTGCTTCTACTGCCGCTACCCCCGAAGGGGAAGTGAGCCACGCGGCAGCTTCTTCCGCGCTCATTGCGGCGTGTCCTCCCCTGGGGGAACGGGGGCGGCGACCCCGACCATCGTGTCCTCAGACGTGCGCCGCCGACCGAGCTTCGGGTTGGCGCGGCGTTCGTTGCAGTCGCGATGAGCGAGTACGAGGTTGCTGATCGCGTTGGACCCTCCGAGTCGGCGCGGCACCACATGGTCGAGTGACCGTTGCAGCGGGTGTCCGTCGCTCGCTTCCACGAAGGCCCCGCCGCACCAATGGCACTCGTCGCCATCTCGTCGGATGAGTGCTGCCGTCTTGTTGCGCCGGTCCCGCTGGTTGATGTCGCTCGTGCGCGCCGAGCCGTCCGCGCGTCGCGTTCTCAGGTCGTCGCTCATCTTCCGCTCTCTTCCTGCGGCTCCCATCTTTCGCTCTCTTCCTGTACGGGGACAGACGCGGCGAGGGTTCCCTGGTAGAGCCGCTGCTTGTGGGGGACGCAGTAGACGCACGGGCCGATCTGCTCCTTCTCGCAGGTGGCGTGACCCGTGAGCGCCTTGACCAGCCCCTCGACCATCCAGTCCTCAATCTTGTTCTCGCCCATCACGCCTCCTCGGTCGGTTCGGGTACGGCACACACAGGGCAGGGAACCTTGGCGTGCATCCCGTCGCTGGCGAAGCCCGCCACCCACCGGCGATCACGGCACTCCGCGCACGGTTCGGGTACAGCCAGAAGGGCGCGGGCGCGCGTATCAGCCAGGGCCTGCCACACCGACTCAGAGTGGGCAGTCGGTCGGTCCGAGCGCACCCGAGCCAGCACCGACTCACACTCCCGCAACGCTTCGCGGAGTCGGTCGTTCTCGTCTGCTGCGGAACGAAGGACGGGCGGCTCGTGAAGTTCGGCTTGCGGCCCATCGCCGTCCGACCAGTCCCACCGCACCGCGCAATCGAACGAGACCATCCCTGCCGCGAACTCTTCGGGGGTCAAGTTCTCGCACCACCCGATGTAGACGCACTCCTGCTCCGGACCGGGTAGTGGTTCCAGGCACTCGTCAGTCGGCCAACACGGACGCTCCGTGTCCGTCTCGTCGAACGGGCACAGCACCTTCATGGACAAGATGCCGTCCTCGACCGTCAGTCGGACCGTGTGACGTTCGTCTGCGAGTTCGCGTAGTACGTCACTCACCGCGCTCGTCCTCCCGTGGGACCACGGACCTCGGCCCACCAGCGAATCGGGACCGACCCGCCACCGTTCCAGTCACGCCAGACGCGACCACACTCGCCGCACGTCCAATCGGGCTGCTGCGGATTGGTGCCACTCAGAAGGAGCGGTGTCGCGCAAACGTGTTCGTTCATCTACTCGTCCTCCTGTGTGTTGCGGGCGTCCAGAGCAGCACGCGCCGCGCGGGCGACAGGACTGGCCCAGCCGTGGCGCTCGACGTACTCGTGCACCCATCGTTCGGCCGCGAACACGTCGCCATCGACCACGGCGATCACGCCGAATTGGCTGCTCACCACGGTTACTTGCTTCTCGTCACTCACCGGACCACCGCCCCAGCCGCTTTCGGGTCGAACTTGTCCGGCCACAAGGTGAGCTGCGAGTAGTTGGCCCCGCACAGGTCGGCCCCGCACAGGTTGGCCCCGCACAGGTCGGCCCCGCACAGGTTGGCCCCGCACAGGTCGGCCCCGCGCAGCCCAACCTCCCGGCCACGGATACCGGAACCCATCACGGCTCCGCAGGTCAGCGTGGACCGCACGGAACCCGAACCGATAGCCGCCCTTCGCGACCCGCTCCTTCCCCATCAACACGTTCGCGACTTGCTCGTCGGTGAGGAAGTCGCAGATCGTCGCAGCCTTCTTGGTCATTGGTTCCCCGTCTCCTTCGCGAGCTGGACCCGCGCCTCATCACGCCAGATGTCCTTGATCGACTCGGGAACGTGCGCCCACGACCGCGACTGGATCGACTCGTACAGCCGCCGCGCCTCGGCTTCTACCTGCTCGTCAGTCACGGACAGCCTCCCGGCACCGTCTGAGTCCAGTTCACCCGGAACGACCCGCCGTAGTAGTGAGGATGTTGGACTTGACAAACCCAGTGGGTGTGTCTAGTTTGTAGGGCATGGAGACGATCCCGCTCGACATCCCGGCCCTCGCCCAGCGCATCCCCGACGAGGCCGCCGCCTACGAGCTGCTGGAAACGCTGCGCTGGGACGGCAAGCCGGTGTGCCCGCACTGCGGATCGGTGGCGAAGCACTACTTCCTGACGCCGAAGAACCCGGAGGGCCGCAAGACGCGCACGGGCACGGTGTCGGCGCGGCGGGTGTGGAAGTGCAAGGACTGTCGGCGGCAGTTCTCGGTGCTCACCGGGACGATCTTCCACGGGTCGAAGGTTCCGCTGCGTACCTGGCTGTTCGTCGTGGTCGAGATGTGCGCATCGAAGAACGGAATCGCGGCGCGTGAGATCGAGCGGAAGTACGACGTGGCGACCAAGACGGCGTGGTTCATGGCGCACCGCATCCGCGAAGCGATGAACGACCCGCACCTGAACCCGTTCGTCGGAACGATCGAAGCCGACGAGACGTGGATCGGTGGCAAGTCCCGCGTCGAGAAGCCCGACGGGATGCCGCAGTGGGAGTTCCGCAAGTACGCCGCGGACCGGCGGCTCGACAACAAGACGCCCGTGCTCTCCATCCTGAACCGCGACACGGGTGAAGTCCGCTCCCGTGCGGTGCCCGACGTGACCGGCGCGACGCTCTCGGCAGAACTTCGGAAGCACACCCAGCCTGCGGCGTCGGTGCTGCACACCGACGAGCGCAAGGGCTACAAGGCGGTCGCTCGTCGCGTGAGCGACGCGCAGCGGGTGCGGCGGCTGCTCGGCCAGACCGCTGGCCGCCGCCTCACCTACCGGGGCCTCATCGGAGGTTGACCACGGGGCGTATCCTGGGTGCATGGCGCCCGACATGGACGACCCGGTCAACATCGAGACCGACCCGGAGACCGCGCTCAAGGTCATGCTCGGCGTGTTCTCCGACGAGGACGACGAGCCAACCGACGACGAGTAGGTCATACGTCGAGCCTCGTTTGCCAATACTCCGCGTCGCGGTCGCGATAGTGGAACCATGCTTTTCGGCAGCGTTCACGCACGCGTACCCATCCGCGACGGATAGGCGCTAGCTCTGGTTCGCCGTACTCACCGATCCAGAAGGTCCGGTGACGCACCAGATCACGATCGGGAACAACCCAACGTACGCGGTAGCGACCGAAGAATGGGTAGGGCATCTCGTCGGGGCAGAAATCCGCGGGGAAGGCCAACTGTTGACCCCAGGCTTCCAAGGTCACGGGACGCGTCCACGTCTGCTTTGTCGCCGACCTCGTGACGGTGCAGTACGCGGCAACTCCAAAGGGCGTCGCGAATCCCGCTGTCTTCAGCGCGTAGTTATTCGCCATCGTGCCCGGTGATCGGAGTGTGACTCGCACGTCGTGATCGAGAGCGTGGCTCTCGTTCACCGTCGCGGGCGGCTCGATTCGCCACTGACGCTCGACTCTCCGACGACGCCGCGAACGGAGATCGCGTCGGAAGACTCTCCACGTTGTGCTCGTGACCAGTAGCCAGTACGCAGCTACGGCGAGCGTGCTGAAAGCGAGCCACTTCAGCACGTCTCGCCATTCCCCAACGACCTTCGGATCCGCGGCGATGACCGCAACAGCGGCCATCGCCAGTACGACGACTTCCAAGCGGATTGCGCGCTTGACCTGCTCCCGCTCGGACTCCGCCACTCGTCACCCCCAGCCTCGGCTACTCCGAGACTAGTGGGTTTGTCACGTCCAACATCCTCGTAGTAGTCGAACGCCCCACGCGCCGCGAGTGCGTTGAGGTACGGGTCGAGACGAGACGCGAACGGGAACCCGTACACCGCGGCGAGGTGCGCGATGGTGCCGTCGAAGCCGGGATGCAGCTGGAACACGCCTTCGTACTTGCCGTTCCGCGCATACGGGTTGTGGTTGCTCTCGCGTGCCGCGATGCGGTGCGCGCAGTCGAGGACGACGGGACCCCGATCCGCGAACGCTTGCTCGACTGCGTTCCACCCGTCTTGCCAGGTGTAGACCGACTCGGGAGTACCCGGTGTCGTGCCGGGACGACACGCCGCGGCGGCGAGGAACACGAGAACGACGAGTGCGAAGGTGCGTCTCATCGGTTCGCTCGAGTTGCTTGGAACACGACCCGGCCGGGACGCGTCTTGGTCGCGGAATAGGTGCGGGTCTCGATGAGGTACCCGCGCCGTGCCGCGGCTGACGTGACCTGGCACCGCATCGAATGGACACTCACGAAGAAGTCCTCACCATGAGTGATCTCCCACACCTGGCCGTCGAACCAGTCGGTCCACGGGTACCGGCTGTTCTGCCTCGATGGGAGCGCGTCGAGTACCTCTGCCATCAGACGACCTTCCACACTTGTTGCGGGCAGCCCCGCTCCGAGTCGGCGTACTCACCGGTCCAGACGATCTGCTTCGCGACCTTGAGGCGCGACAGCGCGGACTTCACGGTCGGCGGGTACAAGCGGGGACGGTGCGCGCAGATCGCGTCGGCGTGGAGGGGCCCGTAGACGGCGAGGACATCGAGGATCGCTTGTTCGGCGCCGCCACGCTGCTTCTGCGCGGCGATGACGCTGGACCGCGGGTCCGTCGCACGGACACGGCCCGCCGGCGCGTCGAACAGGGTGAGGTCGCTCACGAGCCGCACTTCTTACAGATCCAGATCCAAACGCCTTGCGGGGTCTCGTCCGTCGCGATCAATTGCTCCGATACGCGCTCGCGGCAGAGGTTGCAAGTAGTCCAACGTTCACGGCCTAGGTTCCTGCCCGGTTGGATCGGAGTCGGCGGGCTCACCTGTTCGTCTCCGAGACTGCGACTGACGCGCACTCGTGCTTCGTGCCGTCCTCGTCGCACCAGACCAACCCGCGCAGGAACACGCGGGCACCACACCCCGAACACTTCCCCGGCAGCGGCGGTGGAGTCGGGGTGTCAGCACATCCCACGACACGGACCGACAACGGGTCGCGACGAGAACGATTCATCGACATCACACGACCTCAACCAACGCGTCGAGGACCCGCTCGAGCTCCGACAGACGCACGACCAACAAGCCATCAGACGTGCGGGTACCCATGAACACCGCTGCGAACGGACGCGGGTCACCGTGGGCTTTCGCGGCTTCGGCTTGGGCTTCGGACGCCGCGTACTTCGTCCACACCGGACTCGCGACCGCACCCGACTTCACCTCGACCCGGACTGGGAGCACCCAGTTCTCCTCGTTGCCGGTCTGCGTCGAGAACCGTCCCGCCTGCTTCCCGGTCAGGACTTCGAGGTGCTTGCGGGCTTGGCGTTGCTTCTTCATCCCGCTGCGACGGTTACGTCGACCTCGACACGACGGGCACGGCTTCGTCCGGGTGCACGACTCGACGTCTTTCTTGCACACCCACGGTCGGGTCTGCTTGTCGAGCTTCGGGAACCCGGCGGGAACGTCAGGCATCGGTCGACCTCGCGGCGAGCGCAGCGCGTGTCAGCGCGACACCCAACTCGATGCATTCCTTCGGGTAGTACGCGATCGAATGCGGGAACCAGATCGCGTACGCGTCGAAGCCGGGACGCCACTCGCACCATCCGGCTACCGACGCGTACGCGCTCATCTCAGAACGGCTCTTCGGAGAAGTCGCTCAAGTCCTCGCCGTCGACCACCGGTTCCGCCTGGTCGAGCACCGCGGTCGCTTCGGGCGGACCGAACTTCGCCTGATACAGCTTCGGGGGCGCGAGGTTGTTCTTCGCCTCACCGTCACCCGTCCAACAGACGCCGAGCTTCCCGCCCTTCACGTCACCTGCATGGCCGGCCTTCTTGATCGCGTTCTTGATCGCGCCGATCATCTGGCCTTTCGCGAACAGGCGGCGGACCCCGTCGTCGTCTTCGATCTCCGGGTTACGTTCGTCGGTCTGCAACGTGAAGACGACTTGCATCATCGGGCGTTGCTTCTCGTCGTCGTAGAACTTCGGGGCTTTCGTCTGGAAGTCGGTCTGTTGGGTCAGGTCCATCGACACGATGGTCCCGACGACCCACTTGCCTTTCATGGACTGGTCCGCGAACGACACGGAAGGTGCGCCTGCGGAGAGCAGGAACTCGAGGGCTGCTTCGTCACTCATGTGGGGTTCCTTTGCTTGGTTGGGGTTCAGACGACGTGGAGTCGCCGGGTTGGTACGTCCGTGAACTCGGCTGGTCCGAGTCGTCCCGTGATCTGCGCTGCGATCGCGCAGTACGTCGTGTGGAGGTCGTCGAGGTCGTCGCGGCATTGGCGTAACTCGGCGACTGTCATGTCAGGCACGGCTCGTTCGATCTCACCGAGAGCCCGACCGAGGTCGAAGATGCCGACGCAACGGTCAGCACGAGGGTCAGCCATGAGTGCGCTCCGGTTCGGGTTGCGGGACGAGCGCGTCAGGGATCGGCGCCCACTCGGCGAGTCCTTGCCAGATCCCGACGAGGCGACAATGCGACGGGTACGCACGAATCGAGACGACTTTCTTGTACGCGTCGCCCCGGTCGTCGTAGGTCCGCACACGGCGTTGGAACGTGTCGGACTTCGGTTCGGGGTAGCCGACGCATTCGTCCCACACGACGCGGAACAGCTCGCCGTGAGGCTGATACGTCGACTTCATGCCGCGTCCTCTGGGTTGTCGGCGCAGATGGTGCAGTCCTCGAAGTCACGGAGATGGCGGCACCAATGCGACCTGGGCGGTGCGGCCTCTTCGGCTTCGTCGCGGACGAGGTCGAAGTCGATGACCGGCGGGAACCGGCCTGCGTCGATGCAGTCCTGGTAGCCGACCGGGTCGGTGCGAGCCATGTAGTCGCGAGTGGACTCACCCATCGCAACGCTCACAGACCGCGGCGTACCCGTGGAACGTGGCTTCGCAGATCGGGCAGAGCGAGAGTGGCCCCGGCGTGGGAGTTTCTGCGGTGCGAGCCGCAGCACACCGGGGCCGGTCCCGACCGTCGACGCTACGCGTGGGGCGTGCGACCCCATCAGCGGCGGACTGACCGAGAGCACGGTTCACCGTGTAGTAGTCGCGGGCGATGTCGCGGAGGAGGTTCACAAGACACTCGCGATCGTCACGTCGCCGTCCTCGTCGTTCTCCATCACGACGAGACGTTCCACGTCAGCGGCGTTCGCGCATGACCCGGCTGCGACGATCGACTCTGCGATCAGACGGCGGCGCGACGTGTCGGGGAGCGCGGCGAGGAACGCGCGCATCCCCGGCGTGTACGCGGCGTCGACGCGGGCGAGGAGACCTGACGCGGTGGGACGCATCGGGAGCTTGATGGGGCGGGTCATGTGGACCGTCCACAGTCGATGCACGCCTGGTAGAACCCGCGGGTCGCGTCGTGGTGCGGGACCGGGTTGTGGCCGACGAGCCAACAGAGATGCACCTTGCGGAGCAGCGCAGTCATGCCGTGTCACCGTTCGTGTCGGGCTTCACCGCAGCCCGCATGTCAGCCTCAAGTCGTGCAACGTCTTTCGGGTCGTAGTACCGGAAGCCGTGCTCACCGGGTCCCCGCTCGACTGGTGTGAGATGACCGGCCTTCTCCCAGCGGCGAATCGTGCCGATCGACCGGTTGAACCGGAGAGCGACATCACCGATGGTGAGGTACTGCGAGCGTGTGGTTTCTCCCATGCAGCCCGCAATCTACCAGGATGATGGGAGTTGTCAACAGTCAATCAGAGATAGCCACTCGTGGGTAGAGATTGACAGGGTTGGTGAGGCCTGCGACGATGACCCAGGTACCACCAACACCTCGACGAAAGGAGCATCACCATGAGCGCCCCCCACCTCGAACACACCGTCCCCGCCGAACTCGCGCACCTCATCGCCACCAACGAACCACCCAAGCTCGACACGTTCACCGGACGACTCGAGTACGTCCGCAACCTCACGGGACTCTCCCGCGTGAAGTACGCCGAGAAGATCGGGGTCGGCTCCACCACCTACGACGCGTGGTCCCGAGGCACGATGCCCCGCGGGCAGGAACTCCTCGACGTGTGCGTCGCCGTGGAACGGGCCTTTCAGGTCCCTCGCGGGTGGCTCGCATGGGGATCGGACACGAAGCAATCTCCCTTGTACCTCATGGAGATTGGGCAAGGCTACGGTGACACCCACCGATTCGGGGCACCCGAGTGCAACTAGCCTCCCCGCCGCTTGACGCCACCACGAATCTGGCCGAGGCTGCGCCCGCCGGAGACCTGGGGCGGGTCATCAGCAGCGGGGGATCGAGCATGGGTGGTGCCCCCAAGCTGCGGAGCGTCGACCTTCCGACAGCCGCCCGTCCCCTCTTCGACGAGTACCTCCGGTACCTCGACCGGCGTGACTTCTCGCCCCTCACGGTGAAGCACTACCGCCAAGCCGCGTGGCAGTGGCTCCACGCGACCGGCGGCCGTCAACCCGACCATGTGACCGTCGACGTGTTCGTCGGTGGGGACCCCTCGACGTACACGCGGGTCCGGTCCTACATCCGGTGGGCTCTCGCCGAAGGGCACTACACGATCGACCCGTTGCTGCGATCCCATCCTCCCCGCACGAAACGGGGGACGCCCCGCCCGATCTCCGAGACGGACTTCGCGCGTGCCGTGCACCTCGCCGACCCGAGGATGCGCTGCTGGCTGCTCCTCGCTGGCAAAGCCGGACTGCGTTGCAAAGAGATCGCCGGGATCCGCGTCGAGGACATCGAACACGACGCGACACCCCCCATGCTCTACGTGTCGAACCCGAAAGGCTCGTCGTACGGGCATGTGCCGTTGCATCCCGACATCCTTCGTGCCTTCACCGCGTACGGGCTCCCCACCGGCGGGTACTTGTTCCCCGGCCACAAAGGCCGCGGGTTCATCTCACCGGGATACGTGTCCGACACTGGCAACGCGTACCTCAAAGCCGTCGGGATCGGCGCGACGATGCACCAGCTACGCCACCGGTGTGGGTCCCGCGTGTACGACGAGTCGGGTGGCGATCTGTTGCTCACACAGCGGGTGTTGCGTCATGCGAGTGTGCAGTCGACGCAGATCTACGCGGAGCGTGACGTGGTGCGACTCGCGGATTTCTTCTCGACGTTCTGACCCGGTAGCGTTCTCGGCATGGGTGACGTCGAGGACTTGTCGGACGAGTACGGCGAGGTGTACGTCATCGTCGATGAGGACGAGTCGTGCTCGGGGCCGACATCAGGCCATTGTGACGACCAGTCGAACAACGCTGAGGAGCCGTGAGGGATCACCCGGACATGCGGGTCGGGTTCCTCACGGGCCCGTAGGGGCGGCGGGGTCTCAACGGGTCGGGACACTTGCCACCAGGCCCACCATGCGAGGACGCCTGCTACGCCCACGACGAACGCCAGCAGCAGCCGTCACCTCGCTGGGCCTTGCGGCGGCTCAGGCCCAGGAGACTCCTCGATGTGGCGTTGCTCCTTCGCGGTCCGTTCGTCGTGCGGGATCGCTTCGATGCGCCGTGTCTCGTCGGCGGCGGCGAGACCACCCGTGGTCGTCTCGTTGTACGTCTTGACCTCGTCGCGGACCTCGCGGGTACGGCGCAGGTTCACGACTGTCGCGAACGCGCCGACTGTCGCGGTGAGGAACGTGCCCGCAGCGATGATGAGCGCAGCCGGGTCAGCGGTCACGGCTCTTGCAGCTTCCCGAGAGCCTCACCGTGACCCGACAGTCGATCATCGACCCCCGAGAGGCGTTCGTCGACCCCGTCGAGGCGACGGTCGATACGAGCGAACCCCTGATCCATCTTGAGGCCCATCGTGTGGACCATCGTGTAGAGCGACGGGTCCTCCGGCGGGTGATGGTTCACGGCACGGTTGATCGCCTCGACCTCGACTGCGGTCTGCGCGGTCCGCACGTCGATCTTCTTGTCGCGATGTTCGAGTCGTTTCCGGGCGCGTGCGAGGACGTAGAGGATCGCCGCGCCGAAGAACACTCCGGCGCCTTGGAGGAGCGTGTCGAACGTCGCGGCGACCATCAGGTCAGACGACCGCCGTGCGGACCACGTCGCCCACGGTGTACCACCAGTGGACGAACTTGCCCGGCTCGGTCGACGGTGCGACGACACGCCACCCCGACGGGAGCCTGAGGCTCGGGAAGTCCGACGTGAGGTACACCGCCACGGGCGCGTTCGGGATGCACCCGGCCGGGCCCGCGTTGTGGCCGACAGCCGGCTGGTTCTTCCCCGAATCCCACCCGGTCTCGTACTCGTGCACGAGCTGGCCGGTCTCGTTGACCGCCCACACGTTCGGGTGTCCGTCGATGATGCGTGACGCCATCTCTGTCTCCTGTCGTCGTCGTGCGACCTCGACGGCGATCGCCGCCCAGTCGACTCCCGGCGCGGCGGGAGTCCCACCCGCGACCGATCGTGGGGTAACCCCGCTGTTGCGTGACCAGAGGGGCTCGTAATGCCAGTTCTCCGACGGCACCGTCCGGACCATCAGGTACGCGGGTGCGAGGCGCGCGAGGAGGCCCATATCGCCACCGAAGTCGATCGCGAGGCCATCGGTGTGCTTCGAACCGGTGCCGCCGAGGCTTCGCGGCTTCGCGGCGACGGGGCCGCCCTGGGTGATGTAGCGATTCCAGAGGACGACCTGCTCCGCGTCGGTGCGGACCGCCGACACGAACCAGATCCGGCCACCGGAAGCGGCGACGAGCGCCTCGGCGTTCGCCCGGAAGTGCGGCTCGAGCCCTTCGAGGCGGGCCATCAGGTCAGGAGCCTTCGTGTGCGTTCAGCGCCGCCGGGTCGATCTTCTCGACCGTCGACGGTGAGAACACCCGATCACGGGTGAGGAGAGCCTGCACTCGCACGAGCGTTGCGAGCACCGCGGTGGCGGTCACGATCGTCGCCGCGACCGCTGTACGGGCCTTCTCGGGCAGCACAGGAAGCACCTCAGCCGCAGCGGCGAGCACCACGCCGAGCACAGCGATCAACGCGCCGATCGCCGCTGCGACCTTCTTGGCCGGCTCCTCCATCCACGCTGGCGTGATCTCGCCCTCGTTGATGGTCGGGTTCGGGAGCGTGGTCAGGTTCATGGGGGGGGTCTCCTTTGGTCAGGTCTTGATGATGTGGTTGAGCAAGAGATAGGGCTGCAAGTTGTTGTGCGCGCCGCCGCCACCGGCGTGCGCCGTCGTCGGTTGAGTGATCTGGTAGGACCCACCGACGAACGCGCCGGAGCCAGCACCGGGGGCGTACGTGAAGAACCCGGACGCGTCGCTCGCGTGCTCGTGCGACGGCATCTCTGCTGTGGTCAGCGTGTGGGTCTCCGCGCCGCCGCTCCCACCGAGCGTGTTCGCCGCCGCCAGACGCCCGGCGTCGGAGCCGCCCATGTTGTCGAGCCCCACGCCGACACGGCCGCGGAGGTCGGGGACGTTGAACGTCGTCGAGCCGTCACCGATACCGAACGTGGTGCCGATCGCGGTGAACAGGTCCGCGTACGTGGTGCGCGAGACCGCCTGGCCGTAGCAGAGGAGCCAGCCGGTCGGTGCTGCCGAGCCACCGAAGGGGACGATGATCCCGGTCGGTGACAGCAGGTACTGGGGGTGGTCGTCGTCGGCGAGGCCGGTCAGCACCCCGTGGTCGAGGGTGCCGCCGAGCTGCCCGATATCGAGTTCGGTCTCGTCGACGTCGAGGAGGTCGCCGTTCGCGTCGAGGCCATGCCCGGCCATCGAGGCGGTGAACTCTTCGGGGTCGACGACGAGTGTGGAGCCGGATGCGTCGAGGCCGTTGCCTGCGAGCGCGGTCGCGAGGTCGGCGAGGCTGACGTCGATGGTGACGTCGACTTCCTCCTGGGTGGCGTCGTCGATGGTGGTGATCGTGATGCGCGCGGAGCCGGGGTGGACGTTGATGGTGCGCCGCGTGCCCGCGAGGGTGCCGTCGTTCTTGATCGCGACGCGGGCGTTCGCGTCGAGGTGGTCGCCGATCGTGTCGGGACGTTGCGCGAGTGGTCCGCCTTCGATGGTGTCGGGACGGAGGGAGAGCGGCCCGGTGGTCACTTGACACCCGGCTCTATGGTGTGCGTATGCGTTGGATCGTGCTGCTCGTGTTCGCCGCAGGCTGCTACACGGCCCCCACGGTTGATCCGGCACCGTCCACGACGACGACCGAGCCGCAGGTCACCTGCCAATCGCTCGACTGCATCAACCCGTAGCATCTAAAAACCCACCGGGATCGCGCCGACGACGTCTGAGATGTCGAGTTCGACGTACGCCTCGTAGATCCGCCATTCGGCAGTCCCATCGGATTCGAGTCCGAGGGACTCCAACAGCAGCCGTGAGCCATCAACGAGCGCTTGCGAGAGGAACGCCGGCTTGCCGAAGGCCGGAGTAACAAGATCAAGAGTTTTTTCTTCGGTGGTGATCGTCGCCGTCGGCGACCAACCGGACCCAGCAACAGCAATATTTGCCGCGGTAGTCCATGTCGCGCCGTAGGACTCGAACCCGTTCGCGGCACCGTTCTGGTTGTGGCGAAGTCCGATCCGCGCGGCCGTCACCACGCCTGAAAGAGCGGCGGTCGTCAAGTCGAACCGTGCCGTTGACCCGGCAGCGTCTACGTTGCCCAAAATGTATGTCGCGTCCGACCCGTCGGTGACGACGCCGTGTTGCGTCGACCCGCCGGTCCGCGTCCAGGTGGACAGGATGGTCGCGTCGGGTGTGAGAGTGATCGTCCGCGTTGCCATCAGGCCAACCGATACTGGACAGTCACGACAAGATCCGCACCCGCGACCGTCGACCCCACGAAGTCGATGTCACACGTCAAATACTGAGTCGCCGACACTGCGGTCACGTCAGGCGCGACGACTGCCGTCTCCTGCTTCGCGGATTCCGCGATCGTCGGACGGTTCGCTTGCGTCGTGAACACCGTCGTCCCACTCCGATGGACGTCCACCACCAAGGACTGACCCGAAATCGGCGTGGACGTCGTGCCGGTCGGTGCGGTCTCCACATCGAGCAGAATCCCGACGAGCGTCACCGCGGCCTCGAACCGCATACGCATCGTCCCGGTACCAGTCGTCAACGTCCCCGAACGGGAGAACCTCGCGCTGCGAATGTTCACTGCCGACGAGAGATGCGCGACATCAATGGACCCGTCAACATACTGGTCCGAGTCGACACTGTTCGCGGACATGTGATCCAGGTCGACCGCACCAGTCGCGATGTGCTCCGAATCGACTGCGTCGTCCGCGATCTTCGTCCCGTCGACGACATCCGCGGCGAGATGCGCCGAGTCGATCGACCCGTCCACATACTGGTCCGAGTCCACCGAGTTCGCGCTCATGTGGATCAGGTCGATGCTGCCGTCGACGTACTGATCCGAGTCGACACTGTTCGCGGACATGTGAACAAGGTCGATCGACCCGTCCACATACTGGTCAGAATCCACCGAGTTCGCGGACATGTGCACCACGTCGATCGACCCGTCGGCGATGCCACCCGAATCGACTTTCGCGTACTCCGGTGCCGACGCCCCCGCCACCAACGGCAACCCCTGAGTCCCGAGCGTCAACGCAGCAAGACTGTTATCCCCATCCGCGGTGACGATGTCGCCAGCTGCATTCGCGGCGCCGGTCACCTCACTCACGATGTAGTTCGCCTCGTCGACATCAGCCGCCGAGATACACGGCCGGATCGTCGCCCCCGACGAATGCGTCGCCGCCGCGGTCCCATCAGCGCCCCTCGCGCCGACCGTCAACGTCAACGTCGACCGTGACGTCACATCGACTTTCTCTTCCGACGACGTGCCCTCGTCGACCACCACGAAGAAATGCCCTGCGGAACCGTCCGGCCAGCCAGTCGCGACACCAATCGAGATCGACGTGTCACCCGTCCCGATCCCCGACGAGATCGTCGTCTCGACCGCGCCGCCCTCGTAGTCCATCCTGCTGTATGCCGCTCTACCAGCCACAGTGGCCTCCTAACAGCCTCATAGTAGGGTCCCAGCCACCTGGGAGCCGCGATGCGCGAACGGGCCTCACACGCCAAAACTGGGGCATCTACGAGACGACCTTCAACCGGGCCAAGAAACAGCCTTGCCACCCCTTCGACCCCGGCTTCGACCGCACATCAGGCCGCCACTCGTAATCATCGACGATCACCGACAACGCCAACCCGCCCTCCTGGTAGACGACCACCTCACGCGACGCGTTCAACGCCTTCAACGTCGCGACCGTCTCCGCCGGGTTCACCAAATACTGGGTGCCGCCATCACGAGACATCGACTGGAAGATCAACAACGGCACCGTGATCTGCGGGTTCACCTTCGGGGCCGCCTGCACCTGCACCGTCCACCCCACTACCGTCGGACCCGTCGACGCCACACTCGCACTACGCGTCAACACGGCTTGCACCTCGAACCGAGTCGCGCGTAGCTCATTCACACCGAACACATCAGACGACGCGTCAACCTCACTCGTCGTCCCCGTCGCCTGGAATGTCGACCCGCCATCCGTCGCGATCGACCATGCCACCGTCCCCACGAACCCAGTCCCGTACGCGACGTCGAGCTCGAGTGCGATCTTCTCGTCCGCGAGCCCGAAGTCAGCGGTGCCTGACGTGATCGTCCCCGACGCGACCAGATCCGTGTCTTGCCCGTAGAACCCGGCACCTGACACTGCGAAGTATCTCCGGTCGCCGAACGTCACGACGGACAGCACCGCACCTTGCGTCGTTGCCATCAGATCACTCGCGTACGCGACTTGTTGTGCTTCGGCGTCGCCCCACCTCGTCACGTCGGCACGCCACAACCCGGTCGATGTCGCGTCGTAGTTCGTGTACCCGCCCCACACGAACCGTTCCTGACCCTCGAAGCATCGGACGGCACCAGGGGTCGACACGTTCGCGCCGACCCGCAACGACCCCGTCTGGTCCGGCACCGAGAACCGCCACCCTTTGTCGGTCCCGATGAACACCGTCCCCAAGTACGAGCCGATGGACCGGACGATCTCACCGTCAGGGAGTTCCGCCGCGACGATCGGCTGATCCGGTCCCGTCGCGTCGGCGCGGAGCCCGATCCGGTAGATGAGCGACTTGTCGCCTGCGTACCCGGCCGCGTACACAGCGTTGGGGCCTTCGGTGAACCCGACCCACACCCATGTCGACGTCGGCTGCGTGTACAGGCTGATGAAATCACCGGCTGATTCGTAGAACACCTCGGCGTTCTCTGTGCCCCACAGACGGCCTTTCGCGAAGCCGAGCACGTCGATGTCCTCAGTGTCGAACACCGACGCGGCACCCGTGCTCGTGTCCGTCACATACACGTTCGTGCCGTCCGTCACCCACACCCGGTACCCGTCACTCGCGAGGTCAAGCTTCGCGTTCGCGCCCGTGTCGGTGACCGTCACCTCGGTCCACGAATCCGCCGTCGGATCCGCGACGTACTTCAACGCGGTGCCGTCGATGTAGTAGAGCCGCGTCCCGGCGACGACCATCTTGAGGTTCGTGTTCGCCGACACCACCTTGATGTCCGTCGCCGGCAACAACGACACCTCGTTCTCGGTCCACACGTCGACGCCTTTGCTCGCATGGAACCGGCCGGGAGTAGCCCCGAACCGATCCAACGCGGCTTGCCCGGCACCGAGATGCCATGTGCTGCGCGACCGCCGCCACAACCCTTCCGGGTTCACCGACTGCTCGCCCGGCTCACGCGAATCGTCGCCCTGCGCACGCAGCAGACGGACACTCTGATGCTTGAACTCCGACTGGTAGAGCGAGTCGATGAGGAACCCGACACCGTTCAACGACACGTCATGCAACCCCGGTACCGTCGACACGACAGCAGCACCCGAGTAGAACCCACCCGAGAACCCTTGCGTCAGATGAAACGTGAACTCAGCCATACGCCGGGTCCGGGTACCTGCGTGCAAGACGATCCAACTCGTTCTGCAACGCCTTCTCGTACCGCACTTCCCACGCCCGCGCCGCACCAATGTTCGCGCCCGCCGGGACTTCCGCCGCACGACGCGTATCACCTTGGGACTCGAACACGTTCCGGGCAGTCTCCCGCCAATACACCATCTGCATCGCCGCCGCGATCTTGAGCAACCGGATCGCCTCAGACGGGAACCCTGCATCAACCTCCAACGACTGCGACGTCGCCGTCAACCGAGTAAACGGCGACTTGTACTGCACCCGCAGCTGACGGCCCGGCTGCGCATACCCGTACACGACGAGCTGCAACCCAGATGCGAAATCGTCGGTCTCCGCGTCGCGACGCAACTCCCACTGATCCCTCGGAACCCGCGGCCATTCCTTCATCGACCCAGTGTCCTGGTAGTAGACCGCGTACACATCCTCGACATCAGTCAACCCAGTCAAGTTGTACCCCTCACGCGACGACGTGTAGGTCAACTCGAGACTGTTCATCGTGAACAAGCCTTCACCGGAGAGGTCGTCGAGCGCGTCGTTGAGCATGTCGAGGAGACCGAGGCGGGAGAACTTCGGGTCGACGACGATCGCGACACCAGCCGTGTGGGTCGCCGCAGTCGAACCTTCGTACGCGCGGATCACGGTCGCGGTCTTCGTCGGGTCGTCCACAGAACGGACGAACATCAACTCGTCTTCGACTTCGAGGACGGCGCCTTCTTGGATGCCACGCAGATCATCGGAGACGACAACCGATGTGCCCGTCGTGTCGGACAAGGTGGTCGCGAGGACGTTGATCTCCTCGCGGGTACCGGCGAGCAACATGCGGCGGGCAGAAGTGATGACAGAACCAGCAGTGGTCATGGTGTCCTCGCGTGGTGAGCAGCGGACGCGAAGTTCCATTTCGACGCGTCGGCGACAGGGATGGGAGCGACCCCGGCACGGGTCGTGTACCCGTCGAGGAGGTCTTGCCAGTGGCGAGTCCAGTCCACGATGCGTGGGCCACGTTCGGTGCCGACACCGATAAGAGGCTGGTCGAGCACCTTCCACCATTTCGCACCCAACGTCGACCACGCATACGAGTAGTACGTGTCGAAATGGCGGACCCCTTCGGCGAGGTCGAGGGTCGACATCCGGTAGATGTTCGACGTGCAGAGCGTCGCCGCGATGAGCAACGACGGGTCGTCGCGGACCGCGTCGATGAACTGCCCGTCGGAGAACACCTTCCCGCGAACCCATTCGGAGATCAGACCGTCAGCCGGTTCGGAGAACAGGATGAGCCGATCGGCTTGACCGTCGAGCTCGGGGAGGATCACATCGAACGCACCGGGGAGGACCCAGTCGTCGTCGCCGATCACCCACAGCCATTCCGTCTCGCACACGGCGAGGGCCCGGAGCACGTTCGCGTCACGGTCGAGCCGGTAGTTGCGTTGGGAGTAGTCGACGTCGGGGAACTCCTCACATGGGATCCGTGCTGTCCCGTCAGGTGAGTCGTCCGAGACGATCACTGTCACTTCGGGACGCCAAGCAATCGACGCGAGGAGCCGCTGCAACGTGTGGGGTCGCTCGTAGGCGGGAACGTAGACCGTCAAGTCAGCCATGAGGCAACACCCACTCGCCGTCGAATTCGACGCGGTCGACGATTTCGTCGTGGAAGTTCCATGCGAGGAGCACCGCGACGTCCGCCGACGCGAGGTGAGACTCGTCGACGATCGGGATGTCGGTCCCCGGCATCACCTGGCCTTGCTTGCCTGGTGTCGTGTCACACACGAAGTCGAGGTCGACGCCCGACACGGCGAGGAGCACTGCGCCTTTCGCGGCTGCGCCGTACCCACACACTCGCTTCCCGGCACGGCGGGCTCGTTCCACGATCCGTACGAGCCGTTCACAATCGAGCGTCATGTCCCGATCGAGCGTCCACCGCACCGACGATTCCCTACCGATGAGGTCGAGGACCGTCTCGGTGGGGATCCCACGGTGACGGAGCTGGTAGCGGATCGAGCCGCCATGCACGTCGAGTCGGTCGGCGTCGGTGACGATCAGGCCGTGCTTCTCCGCGAGGCGACACATCGCCGTCGCGGACCAGTAGAAGACATGCTCGTGGTACAGGGTGTCCCACGCGAGGCCCTGCACATGAGGCGACTCGATGTACGCGACGCCGTCAGGGTCGAGGAGCGTCTTGATTCCCGCCATGATCGTGTGCGGATCCGGGCAGTGGGCCATCACGTTGTTCGCGTGGACGACTCTCGCCGGTCCGTGCGACGCACGAATCTGCTCCGCGAGCCGCTCCGTGAAGAACTCGCGACGAGTCGGGACATCAGCCGGCACGTCAGACGGGTCGACCCCCACGACCCGACAGTCGTAGTGGCGCAACAGGTAGCCGTCGTTGCTGCCGATCTCGACCACGAAGTCCTGCTCCCCGACGTCTTGGGCTTCGACCAAGGCTTTCGCGGCAGCAACGAACGTCGTCGACAAGCTCGACCGGTACGGGTACTCGCAGAACATGACGGACGGGTCGACGATCTCCTCGAGTTGCGCGAGGACACAGTCGTCGCACACCTCGACCCGGACCGGGAACCGTGGCGCGTCGTTGGTGAACGAGTTCGCGAGGGGGATCGACCCGAGGTCCGCGACGATGCGGGTTGGTGACCCGCACACTCGACACGCGGCGAATGTGTCGTCGTCGGCGTTGAGGGCACAGCGGGCGTCCATCATGTAGAGACCACGCCGAGACTTGCCGTGGGTGGTGTCCCACCCGTTGTCGGGCGCGTAGCAATGCAGGTCGTAGAGGGCCTTCGCGACGGTCTCGACGCGAGTCATCGCAGCACTATCGTGAACCGGGAGATCACATCGTCGACCGTGTGGTCTTCCATGACCGACCGGAGTGTCCGGGTGTACCCGTCGGAGTCGTCTGACCGGTACTCGTGGCGAGGGTCGTCCGCGTCGATCAACGTCACCGTGTCGCCCGACAAGATGTAGTTCCACGGGCGGACATCGCCGTGGCCTTCTCGGTAGCCGACCATGTCCGCGATCGTGGACCGTGACGGTGTGAACCCGCCGCACGCCAGGTAGGTGAGGAGGTTGATGCCCCGCACCCAGTTCCGGGTCTCGTTCTTGCGGGGCAGATCAACCGACTTGTAGAACAGGCTCGACCGGATCCGCACATCCGTTGCCTTCGGTGCCCCCAAGTATGGGAGCGTACGAATCGACGTGCGTTTCTCGGCGCCGACGACGAACACCGGCCGGATGCCCCCGAGGTGAGATCCGACTTCACCCAACGTCAGAGCATCAGCGGGGATGTCTGTATCGGTGACGATGTGCTGCCCACACGCGACCGGTTCCGTCGCCGGTTCCACAACGACGAGGTCACCGAGGGACCGCAAGACGTTGAGGGTCTCGTCGAACGGTGCGTCGAGGTGATGCAAGACCGACAGCGCGAAGATCACGTCGAAGTGCTCCACCTCCGCGAGAGCCCGCAACCAATCGAGACTGATCGACTGGTCGAGACCGATGACACGCGGATGGTCGTTCACGGTGAGGACCCTGCGGAGGTCCGGGTCGTGATCCACCGCGACCGCCGTGCAATCCTCGTACGTCTCCGCGGCGCGCAACGAGAAGTACCCGAGGTTCGCGCCCAAGTCGAGGACCGTGAACGGCCGCCGATACCGGTCGAGGACCCACCGGATCAGTCGCCACCGGTCGTCGCAGACACGTTCCCCTGCCGCGACGACCTCGCCGTGGAGCCACTCAGGCTGGTACATGCGCCGACAGTTCCTCGTAGATCGCGTCGGTCTTAGTTGGGCGGGTGTTCAGTTGTTGGGAACACGTCGGGCAATGCTCATTGCGGCCAGAGAGTTCCGCGACAAGATCCGCGTTCATGCCCGAATCCATGATCCCCGAAGCCTCACCCACCGCGTAAGCGTCGAGACACGCAGGGTCGAGGGCGCCACGCTCGAACAAGACCCGCTTCACATCCGACGTCTCGTAATAGTCACGGCCTGGGTACCAGACGAACTCGCCTGCCGGCATGAACACCGGGCCGTGCTGCCGGTTGACACGAACGTGGTAGAGCTTCGACTGCGGTTCGATCCATTGCGACGAGTCCGTGTACGACGTGAACCCACCCGTGTACGGGGCTTCGAGTGAGTCGCCAAGGATCTCCTCGAGTCGCGCGGCTGTGTGATCCCAGGTGAACGTCTCCGCGACTGTCCGGGCGGACTGCTCTGCACGGACGCGGGCAGGTTCGTAGTTGGTGTACGTGTCGTACATCGCTTCGCAGAGGTCATCGAGGTTCGGTTCCCACCATTCGCCCGCGTCGCCGTAGATGAAATACTCGGCTTTGCTCATCGTGTACCCGAGTGGGATACCGAGATGCGCGAACGACGCGTGGCCGTGCGCGTCGGTCAAGACGGTCGGGAGGCCCTGCGCGATCGCTTGGAGAGGTTGGAGGCCGAACCCTTCACCTCGCGACGGTTGCAGGTACACATGACACGAGGCGTACAAGTCGACTTCCGCGACCGCGGAGATCCGACCGGAGATCATGTCGACCCACGGTGCGTAGAAGTCCTCTGCTCGTGGGTTCTTCATCACCAACCGTGGTTCGGGGCCTTTCCCGGTCCACACGATCTGGTCGTTCGGGTCGGGACGGAACTGGTCGCCGAACACCGTACGGAACGCCTTGAACGCGAGGTCGGTGCCTTTGCGGGCCCCGGAGCCGCCGATCAGGAACCGGAACGTCTCACGCACCTCCGGGCGCGGCTGGTAATGCCACACGTCGGGGTCGACACCCAACAGGCACAACTCGACGTTGTCGTGGAACTGGCCGAACAGCTCGACGTTGTGCTCGGACGGCACGATGATCTTCTCGAACTCGTGCAGGTTCTCGCGGTACGCCTCGGGGAGCCGAGAGCCTTCCCACATCGTGAACACGAACGGCCGTTGCCCATCCCACCAGCCGTTCGCGTGGGACGGACCCGACACCCAACACACTGCCGTCGTCGGCCGGTCCGGGCGGACACCTGACGACGCGACCTGTCCGGTCATGTCGTTGGCGGGTTCCCCGACTTCGGTGTAGAGCTCGACGCCGCGTGCGGTGAGTGCCTTCGCGAGTCGGACGCCGAGACGTCCGTACCCCATATTATCTGACGGTACGTGCATGAGTGTGAGGCGCTTCACACCACGACCTCCTTGCGTTTCCCGCGCACGACGTCACCGACTTGTTCGGTCACACCCGGACGGCGTTCTTGGAGCTCCTGGTGCACTTCGAGGCACTCGGTACGACGTTCCTTCGGGATCTTCTTGCCCATCTCGACTTCGAGTTTCGTCTCGGCGCCTTGCTCGATGCGGGCGCAGCGTTCGATCGACTTGGGTTGCATCCCGTCGTGTCGGAGCCGCCGGTACGCGGGGCCGTCCTTGTCGAAACGGGCTTCGCGGTCCATGTCGTACTTCGCTTGCCCACCCTTGTTGGGGGTCGCCCACACGGAGATGTTCGGTGGCGTCAGCACCTTCACTGCGACTGCGTTGCATTCAGGGCAGGTGAGTGGCGAGTCGTCCTTGATGGACCGCCACGTCTCGCGGTCGCCGTGGACGTCACACCGGGCCAAGTAGGTCGGCATCACTTCACCTTCGGGAGCATCTCGACCGGGACTGTCGTGCGGCGCACCATCTCGTTCTGGTCGAACCAGTTCGCCAACGTCGACTCGGGAGGCCGCGTCGAACCGCCGCCGACCATCGACCCGTAATACGGTTCCGGTTGGCTGATCGGGAGTGCATCACCGATCCGCAACGTCTCTTCCACACCCCGCACCGGCATCGGTGTCGGCGCTGTACGCGGTGGACGTGGGAACGACGGGCGTGCCGGTTCCGGTTCGGTCTCGACGAGGTGGAGTGGGACCGGGTCAGGCGCGGCTTCGATCAGGCCCCCCTCGGGGATCGGGTCGTCCTCCACCGGTGGTGCGGCCATCTTCTCCGCGACGCGGGCGAGGACCCGGTCGGCGAGCTGATCGACCAGAGCGTCGAGGTCGTCGCTCATGTGATCGTGTAGCCGGCTGCCTCGAGCAGCGTGGCTTCCTCGGCATCGACCTCGTAGGTGAACTGCCCACCGTGGAAGTACCGCCGGACCCGGTCCTCGGGCCAGGTGGTGATCTTCCCGTCGGAGTCGTAGACCGGTTCGGGGACCGTCTCGGTGCACGTCCCGTCGGTCAACAGGTACACGGACCGGATGCGGTCACCCCGCGACCAGTAGCCCATGAACCGTTTGACCCACGGCTTGTCGTCCGCGCACGCGTTCGGGATGACCGACACGTCACGCGGCAACGTGAACGTGCTCACGACTCCGACTCGTCGGTGGCGTACGCTCCTTCGTTGCCGCCCCCGCAGCCGCCTTGCAGGAACGCCGGTCCGGGGAGGCCGGGCGCACCAGTGGACGTCTTCGTCCACCCGCCTCGCATCTTCTCCTCCGCGAGCGACACGGGCCGGAAGTCCGCGACTGTCGCCGTCTCGGCTTGGGTCATGTCGACCGAGTCGCCCATCGGGGTCTGCTTCGGTTGTCCCATCTCACATGGCATACAGCCACGCGACGGGTCGTAGTCCGGGGAAGGAGTCGCCATCACACACCTCGGAACGTCGTCGAAGCCACCGGCTTCGCAGCGGGCAGGATCTCAACCGTGTGGACACCTCGCGAGTCGGCGATGAACGTGTACGGGAACGTCCCGTCGTCGTCCGGCACGACTTTGAGGGACTGTGAGTGGCCTTGCCCGTCGGAGATGACGAGCGTGTACGACTCGGACACGTCCAACCCTGAGACGAGGATCTCGACGGGTTGCAGGTAGTCGGCCGAAGCCGGGGCAGCCGTGACGGCCACCCCGGACTTCGATGCCTTCTGCTTGGTGACCATCAGCTGTTCGTGCCGATGGTGCTGGACGACTCGAGCCGACGGAGGCACGCCTCGCGGAACTGGTCGTAGCCCCCGAGCCAATACCAGGCGCGTCCTTCGAAGCGTCGCAGGTTGTCGACGATCGGGGTGGGGAACACCTTCGGGAACGGCGAACCGCCATCCGAGATGGACCACACCTTCACGACCGCTTGGCGGCCCACGAAGATCGTGGCGTACACGTCGGTGAGGGTCGTCGAGGACCCGGCGTCGGCGAACACCGGCGCGCGGGGCGTCTCGATGAACCGGACACCGGCGTACTCGCCGATCTCGCCGGCCATGATCTCGCTCGGCTGCGAGTAGCCGTGCGGGTCGAGCCACGACGCCATGCCCGTCGCACCACGGAAGTCGTACGAGACGTCCGGGTGGATGAACGCGACGTAGCGGCCACCGATCGTCGGGGCGGACGCGCCACGGAGCTCGGCGACGGCACGACGCACATAGTTGCCGGGCGTGTTGCCCGTCACCCAGGTGTCGTCGGGACCGACTTCGTTGCGTGCCGTGGCGTCGCCCGCGTAGCGGATGTTGGAACCCGCGACGAACGCGTTGCGGGCGATGGTGTCCTGGGACACGCCGGCGTTGTAGCCGATCACGTTCTCGACCACGGGGTCGAGCGCGACGTACGACGTGGACCGGAGCTTCTTCGTGGTCTTCGCGACGTTGCCGTACTCGATGAGGGAGCACGTCACGTCGGAGTTGCCGAGCACGACAGCGTCGACGTCGGTCGACTCGGAGATCGCTGCGGACGCGACCGCGAGGTCGGTCTGCACCGGGATCGAGACGGACGAGCCGGGCTTGTCGAGATGGGTGGCGTACACGTCCGCGACGGCGTCGAAGTAGTTCTCGGGCCGGAGCGCGAACCAGACGTACCGCTCGTAGGCGGTCTGGTCGTATGAGACGTCGGCGAGTGTGGTGGTGTCGTCGGCCATGTGGCCTGGCTCCTTCGGGAGTGACGACTAGACGATGTTGTCGATCTCTTTGCCGTGTGCTCGCATCACTGCGAGTACCTCGTTCTGGGACTGGGTGCGTCCCAGTGATGCGAGGTAGTCGGCGTCCGAGTTCCCAGGGTCGCCACCGATGCCTTGTGCCCCGACGTTGTTGGCAGCGTCGTGGGCTTGCACTTCGGGGGAGGCTTGGGGCGGGGCGAGGATCCCGGCGGCTTCCGCTTCGGTGCGGATCGCCGTGGGATCGAGCGTCCCGTCGTAGCCCTTCACGAAGTAGCGGGCTTTCGGGTCGTCCGGGTCGACACCGGCCTTGAGGAACGCGAGTTCTCGGCGGGCCGCGTCGCCTTCCTCGGCTTGCTTGCGGGCTTCGCGGAGGTCACGTTCGGCCTTGCGGAGCTGCTTGCGTACCGGGTTCGGTGTGCGGTCTTCCTCGGTCTCGTCGTCGTCGAGGTCGTCGTCGTAGTCGTCGGGCATGTGGGTTGTCTCCCCGTGAGTCCGTGCTTCGCGTCCTTCCGGGGGGAAAGGCGCGGCGGCCCTGGCGACAAGAACTGGTCACTCCCCGAGGTGCGTGCCCAGGTACCACGCGGTGGGGAGGCTGCGAGCGTCCGTGTTCACAAGCGGGCCGCTCGGGCCTCCCGCTTGGCGGGACTCAGAGGGCCAGCCGCGTCGGGTTGGCGCGCCTCTCGTCACCCATGAACCTAGAACGATTCCCAGGTTCGTGTCAAGCATCCCAGGTCACTGTGAGTGGTAGCCACCGTCACGCTGCGTGCATAGAGTGGATGGCATGGCCGAATGGGTCACCCTCGGGATCGTCCTCGTGATCGTCGGACGGTCCTGCTACGCGTGGGGATGGCAAGCTCGGGATCGTCGAGGACGACGAACGCCGCCGGGAGGTTGGGGCGACTAGCGGGCCCCCGCCATCCCTGACTGGCCGACGGAGAACCCGCCGCCGGCATCGTATGCGGCCTTGCGGCGAGACTGACGTTGCTCGATCTGGGCTCGAGCGTTCGCGTCACCGGCGAACGCCGCCGCGAATTGAGAATCAGTCCCGATCTCCGTCTCGCCGCTCTGCGTAGCGAACAAGTCACGCTGCGTAGCAAGTTGGGTGAAGCCTTGCGCCGCCTGCTCCGGCGACTGCACCAGGCCACCCACCGTCTCAGCCTGACCCACCGACAGAGGCCCGAACCCGGTCTGTGCTGCGACCTTCGCGGACTGCGCCGCCCGGAACCGGCGCTCCACCACCGGAGCCGCGACCGTCGGATCGAGAATCATCGCCGTGAAATCCCCCGGATCCAAACCGTAGAGCGCCCCGCCCGTCACGTCGTAGGACTTGTACGCCGCGTCTTCGGCTTGGATCACCCGCTGTTGGAGCTCCGTCACCGACACGTCGTTCGTGATGAACCGGGCGAAGTCCTCCGGCTGATCGTAGAACCCCGCCGGGAGCCCCGCCGCTTTCATCAACCCGCGGGCCTGGTTCTCGTACGCGATCCACTGCGCCACGCTCACGGCCTTCCCCGCCTGCTTCATCTGCTGGTAGCCGGGGAACCGAGCCTGGAACGCGGGACGGCTCTCGAGGTCGATCTGGACTGCTTCGGGACTGCGGCCCTCGATGACTTGCTCGATGGCCCAATCCGTCTCCGAATCGAGTCCGAGGTCGAGGAGGTACTGCCGGATCAGGTCACGCGCATCGGCCATAACCGATCACCTCTTCCTGAGATCAGCGAGCGTCATGCGGGGACGTGGCGGTACTGGCACGCCATCGCAGACGTAGCACGTCAAGACGCGCCACTTTCCAGCGTCTATCGTGTCCTGCGGGCTGAAAGAATACATGGAGCGGTTGCCGCAACTATGTCTGCGGGTCGGCAAATACTCGTAGTTCCACGCCATGACCTACGCCTTCCCGAACTGGCTTGCGAGTTGCTGCACGAACCTCGCGGCTTCGGCTTCACCCTTGGCGTTGTCGACCCAGTACCGGTCGTCTTGACGGGCGTACTTGACCGCGTCGCTCATGTTCATCACCCTGGTCGTGTTCCCGTCGTCGTACGCGAGCGTCGGCGCGAGATCCTGTGCGGTGAGACTCGCGCCCGACACGCCCCACTCTTGGGAGAGCGTCTGAATGATCGGATCCGCGATCATCCTCACGGTCGAACCCGCGTCGATCCGTTCAGCCATCCACCCGTACTGCGCCTTCGCGATCTGCTTCGCGTACTCGTCGAACGCCTCCACGCCCGACTGGCCGGTCTCGATCTGCTTGGCCCAATCGAACGCCGCCTGATCCGACACCGGAATCAGATACTGGTCAGCCTTGCTCTTCACCTCGGACATGCGGGTCCCGAGCCGCCCGACGGGTTGCATCGGCGACGACACGAACGACACTTCCGCGAGGACCGCCGTCGGCACCTGATCCTGCGGGGCGCCGTTACGGATGAGCTGCGTCGCGAGCTCCCGTACCCGTGCTTCGGTCAGTTGCCCCGTCGCGCCTTCTTGGGCTAGCAGCGTGTTGATCTGGACGGCCATCTGATCGACGCTCTTCGCCGCGGTCGCCGGATCCGACTTCTCCAACAGGTCGTACTGGCGTTGCGCGTCGGTTGTCGTCTTCCAGAACGTCGTCTGACCGATCGTGGCTTGGAGCCGCTCCGGGGACCAGCCTTCCTTCGCTGACCGCAGCAAGATCGGGCCGATCTCGGGATGGTCGAGGTAGGCGCCCATCGCGCCGTACTGGGTCCGCACCCAGTCGCGAACGACGTTGTCTTCTTCCCACGGTGTCCCGACATACCGGAGCCACGCGATGCGTTGATCGAGCGTCATCCCATTCCATGTGCGAATGAAGTCGGGGTTGGCGGCACCGGAGCCGGGAGGGACGTACGTCATCGGAACGCTCCTGTCGCGGGACCAGACAACCCTGTCCCGAAGCCGCCGATCTTGCCGACCGAACCGCCCGCGCCGAGCATGTCCGCGAACGTCGCGAACGTCGACATCGCATCATGGACTTGGGAGGAACCGGGGGCGAGCTCTCGGATCTTCTTGCGGATCTGGGCTTGGATGTCGTACCCGACGAGCGCGTTCGGGTCCGCGTCGTGGGCTTGTGCTTCCGCGACGATCGCCGCGGTGATCTGTTCGCGCATCGGCGCACCGATGTTGGAACCGACGATCTCAGCACCGAGCACGTCGACGGCTTGGCGGATCTCCTCGGGGTCAGCCCCGATCGCACCACCGCCACCACCGCCACCGCCTCCCCCTCCGCCGCCGCCTCCCCCTCCGCCACCGTCGTCTTCGGCGCCTGACTGGATCATGATGTCAAGGAGGTCCCGGTACGAGACACCCTGAATGTTCGCCGACTTGAGCAGCTTCCCGAACGCGGTCTCCGTCGCGCTGTCCCACGAACCCGCCTGGTATTTCGTCTTCGGGCCGATCAACCCTGCGGCCTTGAGTCCCGCTTGGAGGTCTTCGAGCTCGGCCGTGCCGTTGAGCTGCCCGAGGATGAACCCCGTGTCACCCTCGACGTAACGGGGTTGGACGCCTTGCCCACCCTGATACGACACCTCACCGGAACGGCCACCCTGGTTGAACGACTTGCGACCCGAGATGCCTTGACGAGCGAGCGACGCGTTGACCGCCGCGATCGACTCGGGAGTGACGACCCCGAAACCGAAGTTCAGTGGCGTCTCCGTGTCGTCCGGCATCGCGAAGTACGAACCGGGTGCCACGGACTCGAAACCCTTGGGGACGCCGAGACCCTTCCCGGTCTTCTTCCCACCCGTCGAGGAACCGTCGGGGAGGTCGGCGAGCGCGTCGTCGACCCCGCTACCACGCCGGTTCGGGTTGGGTCTCGGTGCACGCTTCGAGGGCTTGATCTGGACTGTGATCCACTTGTTCTTTGCGGTCGACCAGACCCACTTCTTCCCGGCCTTCGGGGCCCTCTTCGGCTTCGGGGGACGTTTCGCCATCAGACAAGCTCCCTCATGAACACCTGCTGCCAGAGCTGCCGGAACTGCGGGTGGTCCTCAACGATTTTACGGCCGTACTTCTTGAGCCACGCGCGAATGTCCGCAGCGTCCTGCGCCGTCGACACCTGCCGCGACGTCAACCCGCGTTCGTCTTGCATCTCGAGTGCCTTGTCACGCAACGTGAGGTAGTCCCGCACTCCCGCGACTGCACCCGGTCGCACCTTCGCGAGTTCCTTGTCGTCGACCGCGCGGGTGAGTTCGAGGATGCGGCGTTTCGTCGACGCGTAATCGACCGCACCCGTGTTGTAGCCGGGGTACTCCTCTTCGAGTGCCATCTTGAGGTTGTCGAGCGCGTCTTGGGTTTCGTCGTCGATGTCTTCGCCGTACCGGCCGGCAGCCTTGTCGTAGATGTACGACGCGAGACGATGGTTCGCCAAGTCCAACCGTTGCTTCGGGGAAAGCCGTTCGCGTTCGCGGCCTTCGGTGAGCTGATAGCCGGTGAAGTCGAACTCGCCTTTCGGGTCTTCGGGGGCGAACAAGCCGTACGTCTCGGGGTACAAGTCGCGGACCTTCGGGTTCTTCGCGACCCACGACCATTGCTTCTCGGTGCGGGGCGTGAACCCAGTCGTGGTGCTCATCCCCTGCGCGACGAGGAACGCCGCGTCACCGTACGTGTCGATGAGCCACTCGAATGCTGCGTCACCGCCGTCTTTGGTGAGCCGGTCGTAATACTTGTCGCGGATCACGGTCTGCTCGACGAGCTTGTTGTTCTTGTCACGCAACGCCCACCGGGGGATCGGCGCAGTCGGGAGCGTCGCAGACGACAACCCACGGAAGATCATGAAGAACTTCGCGGCTTTCGTCGCGTCTTTGAGGAGCCGGTCGGATTCCTCCACCGCGTCAGGACCGTGGAGGTCGTACTTCCCCGTCGACGCGTAGTAGTTCATCATGTACCCGACGGTGTTCCCGAACTCCTTGTCGCCTTCCGGGTTCCCCACCCCAACGAGGACACGCCCAACCCACGTTGGGAGCACGAGTTCTGCGATGTCGTTCGGGATGTTGCCGGAGAACTGGTCGCCGTACGGGAACACGAAGTCGTAGATGTTCTTCCCGAACTCGTCGGTTTGGAGCCACTTGTCGAACCCCGGCGAGTTCCGCTTCAAATACGACAAGGGGATCTGCACCACCGGGCCGACACCAGGCAGACCGTTCCCCGCGATGTTCAAGCCGCTCACTGAACCGGAGATCGGGACTGGGACACCTTCGGTGCCGGTCAAGTCCATCATCTTCTCCCCGATCCATTCCGCCGGCCCATAGGTGAAGACTTCCTGACCGAACGGTCCCTTTTCGAAGACCCCCGACCCGCGTGCCAACGCGACGCCCTGGCCGAGACGCCGCAGGATCTTCGGGTTCTGCGCCACACCCTTCGCCCACCGGGACAGGACTTCCTGGTATGCCTCACCGAACGGGAACAACAGGCGCAGCTGATCCCACATCTGGCCTCGCTCCGAGAGGTCGTACAGCAAGTCTTTCGTCGTTTGGAGCGCGTAGCCCTTCGAGAGCCGGTCGAGTTCGTTGAGACCGATCGAGTCTGCCGACGTCGGGATCCCCAAGATCCGCTGCCGGATCGACGCGGGGACTCCCGCAGCCTTCGCGTTCGCGAGCATCTTGATGCGGTCCGCCGCGTCGAGGAACGGTGCGAGCTCCTCCGCGCGTCGCCAGTAGAGCTGCCGGAACGCCGGGGACCTCGACAGGTAGTTCGACGGGCGGGGCATCAGCTCCCACATGACCTGATCTACGAAATGCCCCGCGGATTTCGTGAGGCCCTTCCCGCGTGGGAGGGGCGCACGAACATGCGTCGGGCCTTCCCACCCTTCGTCAGCGAATCGTTTCACCGAATCGACGAGAGAGTCGTACCCTTTCCCGATCGTGAGGTTCGTGCCGTCGAGCGTCCCGGTACGGATCGCGTCGAAGATCATGTCGTTCCCGGCGCTGACACCGTGGAGCCGCGAGTAGACCGTGTCGACATACCAGCCGGCCATCCGGTCGAGTTCTTGGGGGGTGAGCTCACCGACCATCTTCGGTGCCGCGTCGGGGGCGGTACGCACGACTCGTTCGGGGCGGAACACCTGATCGAACGACTTGCGGCCTTCGCCGAGGAGCCATTGCTTCGCGGCTTCGGGATTGTCGGCTTGTGCGACCGCACGGGCGATCGGGTCGTTACGGAGACGGATGACCTCGTCGACGACAGCACCGTTCCAACGGGGGTCGCCGCGGGTCGCGGTCGTCCAGAGGCGATGGTCGCCGGCAGCGTTCGCGGATTGTGCGACACCCCGGGGCGTAGCGGACTCGAAGATGTCGGAGAACGGCTTGTTGAGCGACTCGGCGAAGTCGGGGTCGTCGAAGACGAACGGGACGCCTTTCGCGTCGCCTTGCCATGCGCCGATGTCGTCGATGAAGGACCGGCCGACTCGTTTCGTGAGGGCCTTGACGATGTTGTCGTCGGCGTCGGCGACGAGCGCAGACGGGAGCGCAGCGAGCTTGCGTCCGAGTCGAGATTCGGGGTTCGCGCCGAGAACGATCGCGAGTGCTTGCACCGGATGGTTGAACAAGCCGTCGAGGCCGTACTGCCAGAGGCGAGCCTGTTCTTCACCGACGACTCGGACACCCCACGCGGGACGGAACAGGCGGGCTTTGCGCCACACCTGCATCCCCTTCGTTGCCCACCCCGTCGCGAGGTCGAGGTTGCCGCCGTCCATCGTGACGCGAGACGCACCGACGATCATGTCCGCCACGTCTTTCCCCGACTCGACACCACGCGCGGCTTTCGCATACCGGGCCTGTCTCACCGCGTCGTCGGCGAGACGGGCGGCTTCGTCAGGCTTCGAGTCGCGCAGCGCGTCGTTCGCAGCGTTGCGGGCGGTACGGGCGAGGCTCTCGTGCTTCTCGGCGATCGTCGCCCACCGTGACGCGAACCCGCCGTAGCCTTTCGTGAGCGTACGAATGTCCTTGTATGCCGGGAGGGGAATGTTCGTGGCGAGCTGCTCGACCATCAGATGCGGTGACGGCATCACAATCCCGGCTTCGTTCACGACCGCGAGGGGAGAATCGAGGTTGTCGCCAGTCATCGACTCGATCCCGAACCGGCGGAAGTCGTCGTCGACTGTCGTACCAAAGATACGAGTCGCGGCCCGAGCGTAGGACCGGGGAGTCTTGTAGACGTCGACGAGTCGGTCCTCGACAATCTGTGTCATCCGGTTCGCGGCGTCGTACCAGTCGTCTTCGCCTTGGGCACGGACGATCTTCCCGAACACCTCCGCACGTTGCTCTCGCGGGACTTGCGCGTTGCGGAGCCACCGTTCGGCTTGCTCCGCGGCGTCGTCGGGATCGTCGAGCCACAACGCCGGTTCGTTCGGAGCCTTGCTGGCCCACCGGTACCCGTCAAGCTTCGGCTTCCAGGTAGGACGAAACTTCCGTTCGATGGGGAACTCGCGGAGCGTCGTGCCGAGCGAATCGTCGAGGACACCCATGACACCTTGACGGTCACGGGCGCGTACGAGATTGTCGTGGAACTCGAGGGGGCCTTTCTTGCCGTACCGGGTCCACGAGTCGTAGACCGCTTCGGAATGCGCCGCGTCGTAGGTCGCTTGCGCAGACGTGCGGACCGTGTCGTCGGCTGCGTTGTCGATGTCGTCGGCGAGCGACCCGAGACGTTCGGCTTGGGCTTGGTGGTAGTCGAGGACACTGGACCCTTGCGGCGACGCGAACCATTCGGTGGTCGTCTTACGGTTCACCCACAAGCGTGGGCCACGGCGACCACCGGCGCCTTCGACTGCCGTGTCGAACAGCGTGTCGCGTTGGCTGGTCGTCTCGTCGAGGAGCGACCGTTGGGAAGCGAGGGTCTCGTCGGCTGCCGTGAGGCGTGCTTGCGCCGACGCGAGATCATCCGACGCGAAGAGGCCCGGTTGGTCGGCAGTGTCGGCGAGGAGCCGGTCGACGTCACGACGGGCGGCGCGTTGCACTTTGCTCGCCCCCGCGAGTCCCCGCCGGGCGTTGCGGACCGTGGTGCGTGCCTCCCCGACATCGGAGAGCACGTCGGGTTTCACGATACGGCGTTCGCGTGCCGCAGCAGTGAACGCAGCCATCGGGAGGTTCAACGGGTCGAACTTGACGGTCACGGCAGCGTCGACGGCACCCGAGAGGATGTCGAACTCCGTGGAGTCCGGGTCCGCGACTTGGTTCGCGACGAACCGGCCGGGAGTCCACGCGTGCCCGCCGATCAGGTACGGCGACTGCGCCCGTGATTCTTCCGCGGCACGGTTCGCGGTCTTGGAGTCGAGCGCCGGGAACCAACCGGCACCAACATCAACTCTGCGGCCTTCGGCGAGGTCGATCGCGGCTTGTCCACCTTGGGTCTGACGGAACTGCGCTTCGAGCTGATCCACGCCGAGCGGGTCGGAGAAGTCCCGGTAGTCACCCGACGCCGCGGTACGGAACGACGCGTTGAGGAGCTGCATCGGCGTGTCGAGCGCCAAGAACGTCGCCCGTGACACGCCACGGATTTGGTCGCCGACGAACGGCACCGCGTCTGATGCGGCCTGGCCTCCTTCGCGGACATCTTCGAACGCTTTCGCGCCGGGCGCGATGCGCGACAGGACCGTCGCGGGGTCTTCGCCTTCGATCGCGGCTTTGACTGGCGCGACAACAGGGAGGTAGTCGAGCGCGCCGGTCAGCTGACCGATGCCGGCTTGTCGGTTCTCCGCGAGGTTCCGCACCGACTCGTCAGTGACGGGAAGGTCACCGAACCCAGTGGGGCTCATACGGTTGTGTTCCTCGATCTTGGCGCGGGCTTGCGCGAGTGCCGCTTGGGATTGGAACGTCCCGTCGGTCTCCTCACCCGGCTTCGCGAAGTTCCCCTTCGCGGCTCGCGCTTGGGCTTCGGTCTTCGACAAGGAACGGAGGATCTGCCGGTCAGTCGGATTGTCGAGACTCAACCCACGTTCCGCGAGCGGCAACACCACCTTCGGGGAGACATGCGGCAACGCCCGTCGGAGCTGCTTCGCACGCCGCGCGACAGCTTTCGGGTCTTTCCACTTCGAGATCTGGGTCGCGGCACGACGGCGTCGTTCGCGGTACTGGCGGATCTGTGCCTGTTCGGCAGCCCAGTTGCGGAGACCGGATGCCATCAGGTCGTACCCCGGTATTGGAGCTCTTCGATCATGGTGCGGAGATCATTCGACGGGTACTGCGCGTAGAGGGCTTGGAACATCTCGAGGATGGGTGCTTCCTGCGGTGGGGGGGCCATCGGCGCGAGTGCTTCGGGGCCGGGGCCGGGGCCGACGGGGAGCCCGGCGGTGAGCGGCTCTTGGGGTCGTTGTGTGGGCGCGCCGAGGGGCACGACGGGTGGCGCTTGGGGGAGCGGGATGGCGCGTTGCGCGTCGACTTGTGCTTTGCGTTCCCCGTAT